TTCTGCTGTAAGTGCTGTCTGTGCAGAAATAACATCTGTATTTACCTTTGCTCCTGTTACAGCTGTGTTAGCTAAATCAGCAGTAGAGATAATACCATCAGCAATATCGCTTGATGTTAAAGGTACATCTGTTGGTTTTTTACCTATATATCCCATGTGTTATTCTCCTTATGAACTAATATCGTCTACTGTTGATACCCAAACATCTAATGAAGATGCTGTGTCAGAAATAACTTTTAAAGCATCACCTGATTGAACTACAAATTTAGCTCCACCATCTAATACTTGTAAAGCTGAACCAGCAGGTATAGGTGCATCTTTGATAAGATAAATATCATTTGATGCATCATTAATGTAAACAGATGCGTTTACTGCTGATGTTGTTACATTCGCTACAGATATTCCAACAACAGTATCATAACTGTTTGCTGTGAATAATGTTGCAGCTCCTGTGCCTACATCATTGCTTGTATATCGTCTAAAGTTTTGTGCCATATTGCTCCTTTTATTATAATGCTATTGCCATTGCAATCGCAAATCCTGCTCCAGCTTTATTATCTATTTGTGTTTGTATTGCTGAAGTTACTCCATTTACATAACTTAATTCTGTATTATCTACGTCTCCATTACCAATTTTAGCTGCTGATATACTATTAACTGCTAAATTAATTGTTCCTGATGTAGTTATTGGAGAACCTGTTACTGTAAATTCTGATGATCCTGCGTCTGCTACAGCTACTGAACTTACTGTTCCAGTAAACTGAGGTTGTACTTGTGTAAATGTAATTGTGTCAGATCCTAATGAAGCATCAGAGTCTGTAGTACATAAAAATATTTTATCGCCATTAGATGTTCCTTCTTGAATAATAGCTAACTGACCAGCTAATTCAGCAGTAGTATCAAAGTCTGTATCTCTACTAGCTGTACCTGAAGCAACAACTGTATATATACCATTTTGTGATCCAGTTGATTGATCTTTAACTAATATTCTATTGCCTGTAGCAAGTGTAATACCATCTAATGTATCACCATTTTGTAAGTCTGCTGTTAAATCAATATTTGCTGTTGTAGCAGCTCTACAAATAATTCTTGTTTTAAGTCCTGCAACTAAATCATCTACATAGCTTTTTGTAGTAACGTCTGATGCTGATGAAGGTGTGGACATACCTGTTACAGATCCACCTGTTATAGCAACATTATTTGCTGCTTGTGTTGCAATCGTTCCAAGCCCTAAAGAAGTTCTAGCAGTAGCTCCTGATTCTGTTACAAAATTAGAACCATCACCTACAATAAAATTACTGTCTGTTGGAGTTAATCCTGCAATATCAGCTAACTGTGCATCATATGCTTGAACATCACTTCCTATAGCTAAACCTAAGTTTGTTCTTGCTGTTGAAGCTGAAGCAACATCACTTAAATTATTTGCTTTTACATTTTTTGCATCTAATTGAGTTTGAACAGCAGATGTAGTTCCTGATAAATATCCTAACTCAGTATCTGTTGTAGCTGATACTGCAATCTTTTGAGATGCGTTAGATATTACAGCTCTATTAGCTGTTAAAGATTCTGTATCTATTGTTGTAGCAGATCCAGTAATAGTTGCTTGTTTAGCATTTAATTGTGTTTGGATAGCTGAAGTAACACCATTAAGATATTGAAACTCTGCGTCTGATACTGAACCATCAGCAATTTTTGTTGCTCCAATACCTGTTGGAATAGCATCATTAATTTTAGATAAAATACCTACATATAAATTTGAGATTGCTTCATTAGATAAAGATCCACTATCCCAAGTTACATTAACTGTTGTATTTGTAGAAAATGTAGAACTAGATATTGTTCCATAAATTGTACCTGGAGTTGAAGCAGTTAGTTTAATTCTTCTTCCAGCATGATAGAAAGATGTAACATCAGTTCCTGCAATCGTAAAAGAAGTTGCAGATGCGTATGCAGCTGTAAATGCTCCATCACCATCACCATATTCTACCCATTGTGAATCATTAAACCATTCTCTAATATCAGCAGTAATAGCTCTAAATGCATTATTAATATTTGAAGGTAACATACCTTCAGCTATAGAAACACCTCCTACTGAAGTATTACTTGCTGCTGTTGTACTATAATCTTTTATACCTGCCATTTTATTCTCCTATAAACCAAGCATATGCTTTATTATTTTCTGTATTTTTTTCGTTAATTAATGTGTTAATAGCTTCTTCAATTTGTCTTTGAAAAAACTCTTGTGTCTCAAAACTATATCTTACGTTATCTATATCTGTTCTATCTGTCACGTTTATTCCATCTTTTATTCCAAGCCCAAACATTTAACTTAGATGAATATTTTTCTATTAAACCTAAAATAAATTTCATTATCTTAAACCTGCTTTAACAAATGTTATATCTATCCCTTGACCATGATTAAATATCGTACCACTTGGTACTTTGACATTTGCTCTAAAGTATCTTCCTGATTGTCTTACAGGATTAATACCACTATTTGTCATAGTCGCTGAGCTAGATTCTGTAGGATTGTCTGCCAATCTATCTCTAGTCTTAATAGTTACTGTAGCTTCTGCATCTATTATAGGTCTAACACCAGTTATAGAAGATCTATGACCAGGAACTATTTCAACTTCTGAAGTCTCTATCTCAGATTCATTAGCAGTTCCACTAAAAATTGCAGCTTCGTAAGAGTTATTTATAGCTCCTAAAAGCTTTTGTCCACCTGACCAAAAATCAGTATCTAGAGCTATATTAATATTCTCAAGGTTTTGAGAAATAATATCCATAAGCTCTACTGTATAAGCACCTACAAACTGGCTAAATATAAAGCTAGCATTAGCCTCTGCTAATGACCATTTTTTAGTAGAATAGTTGTAAATAATTAATCTGTCACAAATACCTGTAGTATTAGATGTATTAGATGCTGAAGGATATGACCATAAAACTAATTGATTAAATGGATCTACAGCAGCACATATTCTATCAGAAAAAGCTTTGTTTAAGTCAAGGTCAAAAAATCTATTTACTTTTTCAGCTCCTATACTAATAACATTATCACCTTGTATTTCAAAGAATCCATCATCAGCATAAAAGAAAACTCGTCTATTATCTTGTGCTACAGTCTTGCCATAAACAGCTCCTCTATTAGGAGATATAACTGATAATCTAAATACAGTTGATCCACCAACATAATCCATACGAATAATTTGATTTTGTCTAAAAACATATCCATATTCGCCTGAAGTTATATGTACAATCTCACCACCTGAACCTGGTAGATCTTGTTGATCAGCTTGTTTAGTTCCTGCTAACCAAGTAGTAATGTCATTGATACCTGACCATTGTATTCTATTTTGATTTGTAGGTTGATTACCTGTAACTAAAAAATCTCTAATAACTCCTGAAACTCTAAATGTAGGAACACTACCTGACGTAGCTATTGCTGAAAGATTAGCAAAGTTAGTTGATGTTCCCATTAAATAATATTGAGGTGCATCAACACCATTACTTGCAATAACATAATTACCAAATTGTGTGAATGTCCAGTAGTCTGTATTTGTGCCTGTAAGAGATCCTTTTCTAGAAGTAAATGTGCCGCCATCTAACTGATAGATGTCTGTATTCTTTGCAACAAAGTTAAATACATTACCAGCATTATCTCTAAATGATCCACCACCTCTAGCATCAGCTCCCATATTATTAGAACTATAGTTTACTAATGAAGGAAATCTTTTATAAGAATTTAATGCGTAATATACATTTGTTGCTACGTTAGCACCTGGATTCAAATGTTTAGGTTGATCAGGTAGCCACTCTCCAAAAGGTATCTGCATTATTTTCTCCTATAGAATGATAGATCTGTACTTACGTCTGTTCTTTGAACAACAGGTGCAGATCCATATGAATCTTGTCTATCGTTATTCTCACATCTCTCAAGAGCTGCTGAATACATACCTAGCCATTGTTGCGTTTGGTTAGGGTCGATGCCACCGATAAAATTACTAGCGTGATATAAGGAGCCATATAAATAAATAGCAGGATGGCTAGATAAAATATAATTAGAGGCATTACTATCAGACAAAGCAGTAAAAGCTTTATAATATTGAAGCTTACCTGTATAACTCGTATCAGGTTGTGGGGCAAATCTAAAACTTTCAGTTCCATTATCTGACTCTACAGTATACGTTCTTGGCATACCTGAAGTCGAACCTCCTTTTATTTCAAACAAGTTTCCTGGTGTTATGTATTCTAAATGATATTTAGTACCAGCTGATAATATATGAAATGATCTAACAGCAATAAATCCTGTTGGTACAGTTACTGTTTCAGCATTAATAGTAACATCATCATTTTGTTCCATTTGTCTAATTCTTAACTTAGCATTCATGTCTGCTTCTACAAGCTTAATGAAATCATCTTGTATTTCAGTTGAAAGATCTGATCTATTTAAGAAATTAGCTATTGATGATTTAAGTTCTGTATATGTTGATAATGCCATTACATTCTTCCTGATGCTGTTCTAAAATAACGATATTCGCTACTGTTTAATTTTAACTTTAAAATCTTTGTTCTTTCTTCTTTTGGTATTTTCCACCAATTATTAGTTCCATTATATTCTCTAGCCCATAGTTCTAAAACCATAGTTGGAATACTAGCTACACGTTTAATATCTTTTGTTTGAGAATAACCATCAT